AAGAATATAGAAAGGGTCGATAGCGTTCCTGTTAAGTGCATAACCGTTGATAATGAGGATCATTTATTCTTAGCTGGAGATGGGATGATAGCAACCCATAACTCGGCAAAATCATGGACACAGGTTGTTGATCGTGAGAAAACAATCAATCAGGATATCAAAGGACTCGCAGGACAAGGTAAGGAAATCGCCATCTTCATCCTGTGTACGGTGATCGAAGAAGGGGATCTCGCATCCCGGATGCTTAATGCAAAGCTGCATCCAGATTGGGAACAGTCAGTCGTGTCATTGATCGAAGCATGGCCAACTAATATGGAGCTGTGGGAGAAGGAGTATCACGAAGTATGGGTCAAGGGCATTGAAGCAAAGGACCGTCAGGAGTCTGCTAACAAATTTTATCAGGACAATATCGAAGAACTCGAAGATGGATGTGTCTTATCCAATCCATTCAGAAAAACTAAGAACGACGCATCCGCTATCCAACATGCTATGCATCTGTACTTCGAGGACCGCAGCGGTTTCTTCTCAGAGTACCAGAACCGACCGCTACGCGATGAAGGCAATATCTACGACCTTAAACCTGAGATGGTACAGAACAGGCTTAACGGGTATGCTAAGAACCAGATCCCCGATGGACATAACTTCGTAATCGCGTGTGCTGATGTAAACTACATTGGACTGAATACCGTTGTGTCTGCATTCTCTAATGACTTTACCGGGTGCGCAATTGATTATTTTAAGTATCCAGAAGGTATGCAGGTTCTTTACGACTCGAACAAGTCGAACAAGACAACTCAGGCGCAGGCAATCTCCCTGGGGATCTCTCACCTGATCAAGCTGCTTATAGAGAAGTCATACGGTGAAAAGATCGATGCGCTTATCATCGATGCCAATTTCATGACAGAAACCGTTGTCAAGTCGATCCGCAGATGCTTGAGGCAGATCAACCCGCCATTCATCGTTCTCCCTTTCCGTGGTCGGTCATTCCGGCAGTATCGCGTGAAGAAATCGACACTGGTCGGTAGGCCAGGCCAGTACTGTCATATGGAGAAGAACGGTTTACGCGGCAAGCAATTCATACAGGACTCGGACTATTGGCGTATGACAGCGCAGCAGGCATTTCTGCTGGATCCATCGCAGCCAGGGTCTTACTCGTTCTGGGGTAAGAATGATAAGCGGCACGCGGATATTGCGGCTGAGATCTGTGCTGAGAAACTATCGAATTATTCAGCAGACACAGGTCAGGGTCCGATGTATAAATGGACATTTCAAGTTGGAGCATTAAACGATAAACTAGATGCATTAGTCGGGTCATACTCTATGGCAAATCTGATGGGTGCAGAACTAACCGGAGGCGAAACAGCATGGCGAAAAAAGAAAAAGACAAGGCAGGCCCAAGAAAAGGCAAAGTCACAACCAGAAGCAAGGGAGCAAAAGATAGTCAGGGAACAAAGACAGCGGAAGCCAACAAAGAGGCGAAGATACCGGTAGGACCGGTCTACTCATTTGATTCCAAGAAGCGATGCCCACGCGGCAACAAGGCATATCCGGCATTCGTCACTAGCAAGAAGTGCGGTACTATTATGAAATCAGAACGCATTGTCGGTGATACTAAGAAATGGAAATGCCCTGTGTGTGGTTATCGCGCAGTATCAAGAGGATGGGAGGTATGATGGCGGTCAGTGATACAGGTTTTGCTGAATGCTTTGAATCGCTCGGTCTTAATAGCCATCTATGCTTTGTTGATGACAGTGGTGACTTAGGATTCGAGTGCATCATAAATGGAAAGGAATGCGGATTTATCGTCCAAAGTGAACTATTTGAATACCATCGATGTAAAATCGATTACATAAGAACTATGGTAGAGCGATACTGTCCAGGTCTTCTATAAAGCAACTTATATCGGGAAGCCTCCGATAGTTAGGATTAGATACGAGAAATTGTATCTAATCCTTTTTTATTGTCTTGATAATGTTGACTAGATATCTTAGTTTAGACTAAAACACAGGAGGCTTTTATGGCTGTACGGACAGGTAAAGAGAAGAAAATCAAGACCCGTGATCGTGAAGTGGAGTTTGAATCAATCGACGATGAGATTAAGCGCGAAAAGCAGGTTGCAAGGGCAGCAGGACGTACTCGCAGCTTTACAAAAGGTATCGCGAGGCGAGGATAAATGAAAATTTTTGGAAAAGAATTTGGGAAGGTAAGTAAGCCTACACCTAAGACTAAGCCTAAACCGGCGTTAAAGAAAGTTACTACTGATGAGAAGGGTGAATATGGCTTGTTCGGTCATAAGGTGACTAATCTTGCGAATGAGCAAGGCACAGGATCAAGCCCATCCACAGGTGATTATCAATCGCGTTATGAACGACCTACTCTCGTCAACCTTATGCGTAAGATGATGGATGAGAACATATTCGTATCGTCTATGGCTGATCGTCTGTGTACGAATCTTATGGGTGCCAATGGCTTCTCCCTACAGGCACGTACCGGTGATCCTGAAATTAATGCTCTTATCGAGAAAGAAATCTGGCCAAGATTCACATCACGCCCAGAATATCGCGACATGTTCAACTGGACAGAGTGTCAGTATGGAGTGTGTCAGGATGCAATGTTCGTCGGTGATATCGGTGCCATCAAGCTGCGTAACGGTCAGTTACAGATGACTGAATCTGAATGGATCAACTCGCCAAACCAAGAGCAGATCAGAAAGCTCAACGGCTTGAGGGTTGAACAGGGAGTTGCTATGACTAACGGCGGAAAACTCCGTGGGTTCTTCGTCACTCCGCCAGATACCTTTGGCCAACCATCCCCGGTGAATGCAAAATACGTTAAGTCAAAAGACTTCATCTATGTCAACGCGCCGGTCCAGCGATTCAGTCGGACACGACCACTGCCACCGTTTATTCAGTGCATGTCATCCGTGTGGCGGCTTGACGATATACTCGACTCAGAAGCATACGCATGGGAGTTGCTCTCAAAGTATGCCATCATCATCAACAAGGATAACGCTACCGAAGACGGGTATGCATTATCTGATGAGAGGACGGACATATCTGATAATGATTCTTACATCACAGATCGTGCTACCGAGATTGATGGTGGTACACTATTCTGGGGAAACAAAGGCGAGACTGTGTCTGGCGTAAATCGTAACCTTCCTGGCAAAGACTTCCCAGGATCTCTCCGTGCGTTTGTCCAGATGTTCAGTATGCGACTTGGATTACCACTTGAGATCCTCATGCTTGATTGGAGTAAGACAAACTTCTCCAGTGGTAAGGCAGCACTGTCGCAGGCGTCCACAATGATCCGGCGGTATCAGGCGCACATCATTGACAAGTTTCACAAGCGTGTGTACGAATGGGTCATCAGTCGTGCTATCGCCGAGGGATATCTTGAAGAGACTCCTGATATCTATACTCATGAATGGTTCCCGCCTGTCATGCCTTGGATCAATCCAAAGGACGAGGCAGAAGGTTATGGTATCATGGTTGATCGCGGTATCGTCAATTACAATGACGTTCTGAAGATGAACGGTAAGGACATCGATACTGAGAACGACACCCGCGAGAAGATTATCCGCGAGGCTATCGACAGATCCAAGAAGATCGAAGAAGATACCGGCGTCAGTGTTCCGTATCAATCGTTCACGGGCCAGACAGTAGGACTGACTCAGCAAGCTGTTGCTGATGAGAAGGACCCTGGCTCAGAAGAAGACGATGATCAAGACGATGAAGTGCCTGAAGACGAAGAAGATGATACCAAAGACACCGACAATACTGACGATGAAGATTAAACATACAGAATCTCGTAGTTTCAGTTTTAGGCAAGGTTGAAAATCTTAGGCGCAGCTTATATTAAAAATAAACGGAGAATAGTATGAAGAACAAGTTGACATTCAAGGAAGGGCAGGTTGCCACGTTCGCCAAGGACGACGAATCCGGTAAGCGCACTTTCAGTATGACCGGGTATACCGGCGCACCAATGCGTGCATTCGGTAAGACGAAAGTCATTATAGATCTGAAAGGCATGAGCCTTCGCAATGACATCACTCCGATCTTCCAGCATCACGATTCAACTAAGATCGTCGGTCATGCAAAAGCATCTGTGGCTGAACAGGTCATGCTTAATGGCGAGATCTCAGGTGTTGGCGAAGCTGCCAAGGAAGTTTCTGAGACTGCTGAGAACGGTTTCCCATGGCAGGCATCTGTGGGTGTCGATATCATGGAAGTCACCTACCTTGAGGATGGCGATGACGAGGTTGAAGTAAACGGACACATGATGAGTGCTCCAAGTATCATTCTCAGTAAGACTGAATTGTTCGAGACATCGTTTGTGCCACTTGGCAAAGACGGTGATACATCTGTTAAGTTCTCTGATGAAGAGGATATTAAGAAAGTTTTTTCCAACAAACCAAAGGAGAAAGACATGGAAGAAAAGGAAAAAGTAACCCTCGAAGAAATGCGTGCTGCATTCTCCGGGAATCTGGAATTTGCCTGTGACTGTTTTCAAGAGGACTTGTCCTTGATTGAAGCAAAGGCAAAGTTTGCTGACGTACTCGCTGAAGAGGTTGTTGAACTCAGAAATGAGATCACCGAACTCAAGGCATCCCAAACTGATGATACTGATGGTGAAGGCGAAACGCCTGTCGGTCATATCGAAGCTGGCCTTGGCGGCGAAGTCGAACTCTCACCGAAAGAAGAAGCTGAAGCTAAACTTTCTGAATATAAAGAAGCAGGTAAAGGTATCCTGGCATTTGCCAAAGATCATCCTGAATTTGCTGACATTCTGGCTAACAACAAGTAAGGAGTATTTGATATGGCTAACAACAATGGCCCCGAATTTACCGTAACTCTCGGCGGTACTGTACCTAAGTTTGGATTGGTAAAACTGGTTTCTGGCCTTGGTGTCGTAACTGGTGGTGTCGCATCCGAAGATAACGCACTTATTGGTGTTGCCCGCGAAGCTGGTGTTTCCGGTGACGAAATCACTATTATGTCCCTGAACTGTGTTGCTGTTGCTGACGTTCTCGTTGGTGGTGCTATCAGTAAAGGTGCGCGTGTTTTCACTGCTGCATCCGGTAAAGGCAGTGCTACTGCTACGTCATTGACATCTGTTGGTATTGCCCTCCAGGCATCTACTGCTGATGGTGATGTAATTCCTGTCGCCCAGGTTTCTGGTTCAAACGACGATATTTCTTAACCACTAAACAATAAAGGAGTCATATTATGGCTATTGGATATACTGGCACCCGCCCCGCCCCTTATGTTGCCACTGCCGTTCAGGAATTTAATTCCTACGAACTGACCGCATGTAAGGGACTTGAAATCGCAACGCCTTTCTACTCCGGTAAAGACATCGGCACACTGCCTATCATTACCCGCGAAAGTCAGGCAGGCACAGGAGATGGCGCAACTCGTCGTGCTCCTGGTTCTACCTATAACCGTGATGACATCGAAGCTGAAGGCGTTGCCTTCCAGTGTCTCGGTTATGGTCACGAAACCCCACTTCCTGACGAGCATATCGCTATGTACGCCAGTGAGTTCGATGCACAGGTTGTCGCCGGTGCTCGTAACCGCGTCCGTATCATGACTGATCTTGAAGTCAAGATTAAGAACATGGTTTTCAACACTACTACCTTCACTGGTTCTGCGTTGTATACCGATTACTCCAGCGCACCTTGGGATGCTGCTGGTAGTGATATTCTTGGACAAGGCGATGCTGTGATTGATCAGATCGTTACTAACGGTGGTATGCCGAATACTGCTGTTATCCCTCGTCAACAGATCAAGAATCTGAAAAAGAACACTGCCATCATGGCCCAGTTCTCCGGTCTTTCAAAGATCACCGGCAATATGATTGTCGAATATCTTAAAGACTACTGGAATATCGCTAACGTCGTTATTGTTGGTAGCGTTAAGAACAGCGCCAAGAAAGGCCAGACTGCCAGCATGGCAGACATCTGGGGCGATGACTACGCAATGTTCTGTCGTACTGCTATGACTGCTGATCCCGGCGAAAGCTGTGCGTTCCGTACTCCTCTGTGGCAGGAAATGGGCGGAGCTGATGTTTCTATCAGTACTTACCGTGAAGAACAGTCTGACTCTCAGATCGTCAAGGGCAAAATGTTCTACGACGAACTGGTTGTTGACAAGTATCAGGGTCACCTGATCAAGATTGACGCATAGTCAATTCATATAGAGGGTGTCTCGGTTATCGAGGCACCCTCCCCTTTTTTATCTAACAAAATGGAGGTCAAGAGATGGCAGAATCAGACAGAATATCGACAAATAGCAATGGTATCAGCTATCGCGGCGCGGATGATATTACCCCGCATGACTCAACTGAGTTGACAAAGAATTACAACGCTTTTATTATTGACAGTACAGGCGGTGCTGGAACCATCAAGTTCCAGTTTGACAACGCAACCACATTGTCAATTGACGCCATCCCAGGCGTTGAATATCAGTATACCCCTAAACTCGTACTTGATACGGGTACCACAGCAACAGGCATCAAGGGACTTCTATAATGACTAAGCGGCTAGGCAGCAATATTTATATCGGAAACCGGCGCAAGCTAGACAGAATATTTAATGCGCTGATTGGTCGCATCACATGGGTTGGGTCTGACGACC